AAGAAAGATAAAACTGCTTTTCGCTTTTCTTCTTTTCCAGCCTTACCCTTTTCTGTTTTTAGTTTATCAATTTCACCTTGATACTTATCGTGGATATAATTAAACAAACCAACCACATGAGCATGAGTGTCGGTGATTTGTTCACCAGCACGAACTTTAGAGTTATTGTATGTATTGACTGCCATGTTAAGATCTTCATTGTCTTTAATGGCATTAAGAGTTGCAGCAGGAATAGAACTAAACAATGTTCCAGCCTGTGACAGAATGGCAGTTAGTTCTTTGGTCTGCTCTTGAGTAAATGTGGCAGTACCAGAGTAATCTTTATAGTTTGCATCGTCCATCCAGACAGATGCAGATTGCGTCATCTTTGATACGATTGATTTACCAAACGATGCAGTCATTGACTCAAATGTAGAGCCAGTGTATGTTGTGTGCCACACTACACCAATCTTTGCTTTCATAATCTTATTGGCTAACTCTGTGCCAACAGGAACAGCATAGACGATTGTATTTGGATGGAAGGTAACATATTTTTGTCCATCAATAGTAACAATCTTTTTATCATCAGTGAACATAAGGTCACCTTGATATACACCAGACTTAATACCAAGTTTCTTAAACTCGGCAAGAGCCACCTTTAATTTTGCAGCAAGATCGCCAGTGGTATCGGCATCGATCTGTGCATTTGTTTTATAGACTATTGGATTCTTATTGAAGACACCTTTCTTAGCAACAAAGAACTTCTTGTCTGTCGGATCGATACCAACAAACACTGCTGGTGCACCATCCCACTTTACAGTGGCAGTAATTTTAGTCTTTGAATTGCCAGCAAGCATATCACGGAGATCTTGAAGGAACTTAATTGCTTGACGAGTGCCATCAACACCACCATCAAATACCAGATCTTCCACATGAGTCATGTGAGTGTTCTTTTGTTCAACGATATAATTCTTTAGTGTTTTCACTTAATAACCTTTACTGAACCATCTGGATTTGCGAAGAATGCTTCGAACTTAATATTTCTAAACTCTGTTCTTAACTTTAAGAACTCTCGTAGATTACTCATTGAGTCATCAAATAATCTTACTTTACCGTATTGATTGCTTTGTAGATATTTTCTAACGATGACTACTTTCTTAATAGCTGGGATCTCATTGCCAACTAATTCACCTGCTCTTTCAACACGAACTCTGTCGATGTCAAAACCATACTTACGGAATGTTGATAGGAATTTATCTCTATCATCAAAGTTTGCACGAGCAGTAAGAATGATAACTTTACTTAATGGATTCTTGACAGAGTTAGTCAAGATTGCTTTGGCTTTTGCCAGCATTCTACCAATTGGTTTGCTCTCATGATAGAACTTATGTGCATCTTTAAACTCAGAGAAATCAAACGACTCTCCGTCACCTAATTTGTAGTTGTTGAATTCTTGATTGGTAAGTTTGGCGATAGTCTTACCATCTTTGACAACTGCGATTTGAGCAGTGGTGTGGAACAGAGTGTCATCGATATCGAATATCGTTAGACTCCCAGTCGGCTCTACCACCGCTTCTTCTATGTATTCTCTAAACCTTTTCATACCTCTATTATACCGCAAGTTGCAATTAAAGACAACACCTTTCTATAATAACCCTACAGACTTGAGGGGATTATCCTAGAGTGAAAGTGCCATTGGCTCCCTTGTGTGGACCAGAAGATCCCTTCATAGTCATGGTCGCCACATTCATAATCTTACCAGTTTTCTTATGTGTACCTTTAATGTTGACAGCGATGCCACCATTATGAACTACATGAAGATTCTCAAAATTATCTAAGTGTTCATCAGCAATTTTATGTGCAGGTTTCACTACAGGTTTTGATGAACCATCATCTTGAACATGAGAGTGAGCCACAGTGTGTGGAATTTTAGTTGGTGCGGATACATGCTGATTAACAATTTCTCTAAGTTTAGTATCATCATGTGTAGCCAAACCATCTGCGAATTTCTTAGCGATTGCTCGTTTGGCAATCAATGCACCTTCTTCAGCAGACTTTGCTCTTGCTGCAGCCATCTGTAGAAACTCATCTGGTTTCTTATGCTTGTCGTGAGCACTAACAAACATCTCAAAATGTTTATGCGTATTCTTTTCTTTTGCGGATAGTTTTCTACCAGAGGAAAGTAGTCCAGAAAGACGAGCATGCTCTGCTCTTACCTTCTCAATACCCATGCTGTCGGCTTTGTATTGAGCATGACGATCTTCAGCTGAACCAGTATAACCTATTTTTTCCATGGCTGATGCATGTACTTTTAAATGTGAGTTTAAAGAACCCGCTGGGATGTTTGCAGTTTTCTCTAAAGAGTCAAGTCCTGGATTACGATAGTTTGGTTGTTTGTTTGTTCCGTACTTTGCTGAGATTCCATGGTGTCCAATAACCTTACCATTTTTATCATGAATCTCGGCAATCAAATCTGCGTTTGAGTTTACATCTTTAATACCAGTAGTCTTCTCATGATCTCCAGGTTTGTTTGGTTTGTCAGCGTTGGATGTCCAATAAACATTTCCAATCTTATGTCCAGGTTTGATATGTCCCTGTTGAACTAGATGATCGTGTAATGCTTTGGCTGTAGACTTTGCGTGGGAATCAATTTCATTGTATGCAGCATCGCCAATCTTTTTCTTTAAACGATCGTGAACTTGTTGTGGTGTGCCAGCATGGTCTTCGTTTTCAGATTCTGCACGATGGTGATCAGGCAATTTAGTTTCTGGGTGCAGGTGTTTTGATAAAAGGATTTCATGCAACTTACCTTTGTCATCACTGTCAACTGCACTGCTAAGTGCCTTTTCTACTAGTATAGTTTCTTCTTTTAAGAATGATTTAAAATTTAACATTACGCAAATGCTCCGATTAACTGTTTGTTGTACTCTGTCTGATATGCCATCTCATTAATTGTTATATTAGATGCATTCATAACTGGTGCAATATTATATAATGATTTAGCCATTTTACTAAACTCTAATGTCATGACAAATTGATAATCCCCAGAACCTTTATATTGGCATCGCACTCTAATTCTAGATGACGCAATGTCAGCAAAGTCTGGGATTTTGTTCTTCAGTTTTTGATTTAGTTTTAATGGATCTGCTTTGTTTAGTAAAAAGAATCCATGTGTGCCAACATTAATATATGCACACTTCTTTGAATTGTAGTAGTCGCAAATTGCTTTGGCTGGAACAGGTATGTGGACTTCGTTTGGACCACTAAACTGCTTTATGTCTTCTTTGTAGGCATCTGCTTTAGTCTTACCACTTGGAACAATCTTCTTACCTGCTTTATCGTTTTGTAAGAAAGGAACTTTACCTCTCCAATTCTTACCATATGTGCCTGAGACATTCATCTCATTCAACAGTTTGTATTTGTTTCCAAGTGCTACTAATAATTCTTTTTCAGGATCGTTATCAGTCGCACCATATGACCATTTATTATCATAGTATTTAAGGACTAGTGAACCTGCTGCAGTGGGTGCAATCTTTAACTCGCATCCCTCTTTATTGACACCTGTTTTATCTCTAATAAGTTTGATTTCTAGATCTGGGCGATCGGACGATGCTCCAGCTGCACCTGACCCAGCACTGATGCCAAATTTAGCAAGTGCTTTGTATGCGTTGTTTTCGTAGGCGAAGCCCTGTTGTGCTGCCATCACTGTCCCTATTAGTAAATACTAATTATTTAGGACGACGAGATGCTCGGACTGTTTTTTGATATTTACGATCCCACTTGATAATCTGTTGCATAATCTTTGGGATTGCAACATTGTTCTTGTAGTCGTAATTAAAGGACTTTAGATAGGATCTAAGGGTTGATGAGTCTCTGTATTTCTTTGCACGAGATAACAGATCTTCGATGGGAACATTTGGACGATAGGTTTTAAAGTCTAATAAACAGCAATGTGCATATGCTTGTATTTCATCGAACTCAGAGAGATACTTTCTCTCGTCATTCTTCTTTTGTGACTTAACCTTTTTGTATGGAACTACATATCCACTCCACTCGTCTCCTCTGCGATCGAACTGCATGAAGTGTATTAGTTCATGCATGGTCACTTGAATTAGACGATACTTGAATTTGTTCCAAGTTCTTTCTGTGAATGGAAATTTGTCAAAGTAATAGGTATAGACAAATATTGTAGATTGACGATCGTTAGGATCGTATTCTCCACCAACAGCCACATAGCTCTCATACATCTTGGCTTTGGATGGCTCTGGTCGAAACTCTATCTTTGTTCGCCACTTACGGAAGTAGTTTGAAAGACCCTTGCCATCATTGCGATAGAGATCAAGATCTTTCCAAACCTTTGCAGGAATGAACTTCGCTCTGAATGGTCGTTCCCCAAAGTTGAGTAGATCCATCCAGTCGAAATTGGCATTTTCTAGGAACTTCATTTTACATCCTAGAAAGGTATTTTATCTCTTGAAATGTCCTTCCAAGAAACCCAAAACCTTTCCCTGCTCCTCTAAGTTAGTATTAACAAACTCTGTAATATAGGGCATCAGTTCAAAATTAGACAGTATATTGCTATATTTAGTCGCTCGACCTTTTAGGAATGTCTCAGATTGGTCAGATCCTCGTTCTGCATATCGTTCTTTTAGCATAGCATCTGGAACTTTAAGGTAAATTACCTGTAGATCCGTATTCGGAAGTCCCATTGCAAACTCTAAGAAAGACTGATTAAAGATTCGGTCTCCCTCGAATAGAATATTGGAGGTGGTTTCACTAACAAACTCTTGTGCCACTGGTTGAACAGCCATGCTTAGACGATCTGTACCAGCAAAAGTTTCCCCATCATCATACTTACCTAGAATGTATAGGTCGAGTTCTTTACAATATAGAGCAGGAAGCATCTTTTTAGGTTCGACTTTCTCCCATTGATACTTCTCCATAAACTTACGGAACAGAGTGGTCTTGCCAGTTCCAGGTTGCCCACCTACAGCAATTAGTTTACGCACCTGTGGTTCTCCACGAATAATCTGAATGGAGATCTGGTCTGTAGTTCCAATGTTTTCTTTAAGCATTTTTCACTTCCTCAATAAATTTCTTTAGTTCTTCCTCAGTAAATACCCAAACTCTTCCAATAAAGTGATGCACATCAGAGTCAACATCATGTTTCTTTGTGAAGGTCATTTTCTTTACCAATTCTCTAGATGCATTCTTGGCAAGATTCTCTTTAATCTCGTCTGCATAAGTTGGAACAGTATCCTTTAACTTTAAGAGTTCGTGTGCTGATACTTTATGATCAACAGTTAGTTTATTAAACTCATACTTGTCTAGTAAGTCATCGGTTATTACACCCATGGCAATAGTTCCATAACTACCACTGGTGTTTGATATAGTTATACTCCCAGTGGTCATATCACTAATGCTCACTGGTAAAGTAACAGAACTTGTTGTTGTTAAACTCATGCAAAAATCTCCAATCCATTTAGTACAGGTTGCTCATCATCAAACATCCACTCAAGATTCTCTAGTCTTCCTGTATTAATAAAACTAGAAAATCTTTCTTTATCAATTCCTCTTCTGTGGTCTAATCTCAAGTCGATAGTTTCTTCTCGTGATTGCCATAGAACATCCCAATCAATACCATACCATCCATCCTTCTCACACTGCATGATTTCTTCTGCTTGTCTATCAAGATAGTATCCAAGATAGCGACCATGATGTGCTCTAAAGATTTTCTTAAAAGAACACAAACAAGTTTCCATTGTAAAGTAATCTATCTGATCAATTAGCTCTGGAAATCTCGCTTTCGTCTCGCAAAGAATCTCGTACGCTTGTGCTTCAAGGTTCGCATAATGTCCTCCAGTGAGTTTTCTATCCACAAAGTCTTCCTGTCCAATGGCATAAAGGAGTCCATTACGATGAGAGCGAGAGCCATCATAATCATCCAACATGAGAGAAGTAGGATTGATACGGACACCAGCAGTATGCCTAAGATGCTGAAGATAAAACCAAGTGGAGTAACG